GTGACACCAGTTCCAGAAATTACTGAGCCAGCAGACTGAATTCCAACGCCCAAACCATAAAAAGATATGTCCCGTGCTTTTGTCATTTCATAGTCTTTTTAGTTATTTATAAGAAATAAAAAAGTGGAAGCATCCCCAGTATAAGTCACAATATCAACATACTGATCAGGACGAGCAATCACAGTAGAAGGACGAACATTAGCAGCATTTAATGGTTGGAAACCTGCTGGTGGTGGGAACTTGAAGGGCTTTTGACCGAAGTTTAATATTAAAAGTAGTTAAAATTCATTTTTAACTTTAACAAACTATTTTTAAAATTTTAGCCATATCTTTTTTAATTTTTTCGTAAACATCTAAAATTTCTTCTTCAGTATATTCAATACATTCTTTATTTAATCTTTCTGCAAGATTAGATTGGAGTGCAGAGATTCTCATTGGAGAGTACACTGCTTCTTTTCTTTGAATGATTCTAAAATAATCCGGATAAGACATATTAATCGGATTAGTTCCTCCCATAATCACGCATCCTTGAGTTCCTGTTGCCCTTGCAATGTGCTGGCCAACACTATCACATCCAATAAAATAATCAATTTGAGAAATTACTCCCATCCATTCACGCATATGAAGATCTTGATCCGGAACATAAACAAACTTATTATCCTCTGAAAGAAGATGTCGATATCCCATATAGATGATATTATAATCCTCCGAAAGTAGTTCGCAGAGTTGAATGAACATATTTTCTGGCAAAGACCTTAAGGAATCATCATAGACTCCTATAGGACATGTTTGTGCAGTAGAACCATATGGATTGATAACAATCGTTTGTTCTTTTCCTTGAGATTCATATGCTTTATAAATTATTTCTTGACCTTTACGAATCTCTGCATGAGAAAGATTCAAAGTTTCATAATTTAAATCTGTATGATCTTCCGTTTCATTAATGATTTCATCAAATGCTTCAACAAGTGAGATTTTTCCTTTATAAAAATTTGGAAGACGATAAGGCTCAGAATAAATTACCTCATCTGCTTTCAAGAAATAATTTTCCCAGCATCCTTTTGTATCCGGATTAAAGGTTCTTTCTTGAAGTTCTGGAATACCTAAAGGAACATAATCCCATCCCATAATTGATAGATACCATTCTTCATCTGGATGATTTTTATGGTACTTAAGGAGTGCTGGAAGAGCAGTAATAATTCTTCCAATTCCACCGTCAATATTAATAATTTTCATTTTGTCTCCATTTAATAAAATATATTTTCCGATTAAGAATACCAGAAAGTAATGTAGAACCAGACCTTGGAAGTCCAGAGATGAAATAATATTGTTTCATTATGAATAATTCATATTATTTTTTAGTTTTAAACCATCATCATATATTGAATGTATTTCATTTTTTATAAAATTATTCCAATAGTTCAAATATTCAATTTTTTCTTGTTGTGTTATACAATACTGATGAATAAAAAACAAAGGATAACCATCTTTAGGATATGATGCAAACATATCATGCAATATTGTTTTTACTTTAAGACCGTATTTTGCAATATTTCTACTTACAAGGTAATCGGTTAAAATATGCTCTGGTTTATATCCGAAATTTTTTTCTTTATTTGTTAAATTTATTTCACTTAAGTATTGTGTTGGATTGTCATAAGGTTTCCAAAGATGTCTTGTCCAATTACTAAATACGCTAAACCAAGGAGGTGCTCCAATATTTCTTCCATCTCTTCGTGTGTAATTGTTGTGTTTAAATCTTAATGGATATAAATCATATGCATTAAAAATTACAGCATCTTTGTTATAAACTTCAGTAACATCAGGGCAGTTTGGATGAATGATTGCATCACAATCTATTAGTATTGTCCAATCATATTCTTTACTTATATCATATACTTGAAATTTTTCACAGATTACAGGTTCATTTGGATATTTTCTTTCAGTAATTATCTTAAAGTCTGCATCAATCTTATTTGCATAAGATTTCATATACGGATATGTAATATCTGTAATTTCTTTCGTGTAAGTATTAATATCAAATGTAATTAAAAGTTTTTTCATTCTTTTGGTTATGAATTAATACTATTTTTTGGAAGTGCAATAATATTAAAAGAAATGGAAATTCTTTCTTCATCATGATCATTTGTTTCCACTGAATGTGGTAAATATGATGGCCAAAGCAAAATTTTACCCTCTTCGGGTATTATTTTTATACTTTCTGCACAAAATTGATTTTTTTCTTTAACAAGATCACATCCCATCCACATTCTGTTAATTCCAGGATTACTTATGCAGAGTTTTCCACTTCCCTCCGGTACTTTCAAATAAAACACACCAGAAAATACATCTCCATGAACATGTTCAGAATTCATTGCTTGTCTTGAATCATTATAATTTACCCAAGAATTTGTGATAAAAAGTTCTCTTTCAACAAAATTAAGATTTTCTGCTGCAATATTTGACAAAAGAGTAATATAATTAAAAACCGACCTTAATTCTTCATTTAAATGAAGAAGCTTTGGTGACTGATATCCACCTACACCCGATACTTGAAATGAGTGTGGATTCTCCTGTCTATATCTTTTGCATACATCAAGAATCATTTCCTTTTCGTTTTCAAACTCAGAATATTCTGCTTGCCATATTGCAGTTGAATATATGGTGAGTAAATTCATAGTTTTTTTTAATACTTAAATTTATTATATCACATATATTTTATTTCAACAACTATAATTGTACTTTATTTTATTTTCATTTATATTATCAATTAATAAGTTAAATGAAATAATAGTTCTATGTTTATCTGAAAAATTTGGAGGTGCATAATGTAAAAGATTTGATGGAAAAAATATTATATCACCCTCTTCTACATTTGGTGCATAAGTAATAAATTCATTTGTAATATTATTTGTAAAGGGAGATACAAAAATAGTCGGACTATGAAAATTTTTCTCATATTCTATAAAACAAACAGAAGAAAATGTAGATGATCCATGATTATGAACTCCATGATCCATTTTTGTTTCATATTTCTGAAACCAAATATTATCTATTTTTAACTTTAGATTAACTTCTTTTTCGAACAGATGCATTTCTTCAGAAAATATATCTGTTTTATAAAATATTGGACTTGTAATAACATTACCAACTATTTGATTGTCAAAAGAATCAAATAAATCTAATAATTTTTTCTTTTTAATTTGCCATTCAGAAACTTTATATTTAAAAATTGGTATTTCAAATGCTGTTATTTTCATATTAATCAATATATTACTGTAATTTTATTTTTTTTACTAATATTTTTTTCTACGATATAATTACCAATTATTAAGTAATCCAAATCCATTTTTAAAAAAGACATAATAGCATCTTTTGGTGTTTCCACAATCGGATCACCATTGTCATTGAATGATGTGTTAAGTAATACGGGAATTCCTGATATTTTTTTATATTTTTTCAATAAAATTGCAACTTCTGGATTTAATTGTTTGTTCACAGTCTGAACTCTACAAGTATTATCAACATGAGTAATTGCACCTAATTCTGAAATTTTAGATTCTTTCACAGAAAAAGAGTAAAGCATGTAATCTGAAGTAAAATTTTCATTAAAATAATCATGAAAATCTTCTTCTAATATTATTCCAGCAAAAGGTCTCCAATATTCTCTGTGCTTCACTCTAGTATTCATTATATCTTTATTTTCCTTAATAGATGGATTCATTAATAAAGAACGAGATCCTAATGCTCTAGGTCCGAATTCAGATCTATTTTGAAACCATCCAATAATTTTATTATCGTGGAGATATGATGCAACATCATCACACAAATCATCAAAAGAGTTGAAATATTGATATTTTACCTGATGATTTTTTAGTTCTTGTAAAATTTCTGCATCTTGATATTTTTTTCCAAGAAGTGCAATGTTTTCAGGAAGTTTTATTTTTTGTTTATTTAAAAATGCACCATAGCAAGCAGCACCAAAGTGCAATCCACTATCATTCGTACATGGAGGAATATGAATATTTTTAAATAAATTAAGTTTTTTAATACTAGTGTTTGCTAGAACATTAAGAAAACAACCTCCAGAAAAACATACATTATCTGTGAGATATGTTTGATTTTTAAGAGCAATTATATAATCTAACAATGCACTTTCAAAATTTTTCTGTAGTATCGAACTCATATCTTCTGGATTTTTAAAACTATAGGTATCATTAAATAAATTTTTTTCACCTCTTTCTGATTTAAATTTAATAAATGGCAATTCATAATCTAAAGACACAGAATAGTCTTTCCAATCATGTTTTTGATATTCACCATAAGCAGAAAGACCCATTATTTTTCCACTCAAACTTTCACGAATATTTTCCTCATAATCCCAAAGTTTCCTATGAGTTTTTCTTTCATATATAATCTGAGATAATCCCCTATAATAAGTACCAAAATCATTAACTTCATGATATCCTGGATGAATTCTTAAAACATTTTCATACTTATTAAAGTATCCAATACTATTAGTTTCTGTTGTTATTTCATTATTTTTATATGGATCATAAATTTTACTACCAGCTCCATCTAATATAAGAAAAGTTCCTTCATTAAAATCACAAGTAAAAATTGCTGCTGCAGCATGACTTAGATGATGTGAAACTATTTTTATTTTTGCATTTGGAAATATTTCATTTATTTTTTTATGAATTTCATTGTTATACAATTTCTCATAAAAAATATCAAGACACATTGATGTAATACATATCAAATCTATATTTTCCGGATGCAAATTTCCTTCAGATAAGCAATAATCTATGGACAGTTTAGGAAAATTGCCATCATACTTAATTCTACTAAGCCTTTCTTCTGAAATACTACATACATGATTTCCATTAATTATGAGAGATGCACCAGAATCATGAAGCCATGATATTGAACCATTTTCATCATATGAGGTATTTGCTTCCCAATTAAAACTACCATAAATTCCCAAAATATTCATGTTATTCAATAACTGTATTTAAGTATAGAATCATTATAATCTATTCCAAAAGAAATTCCAACCCTTGGTGTTAATGGAATTACCTCATGAAAAATATTCTTTGGAACATATATAAAATCGCCAGGACTCATTATATAAGAATAATTTTTGTTGTTTTCATATACATGCCATTTAGTTTTTCCTATGCACTGCCAAAACCATACATCAGAACTATCAAAATGTTTTCCTAGTGTATGACTTTTTTCTGACAGACTTACATAAGCATGTGCTGAATATAAATGGTTTGGATTATTTTTTTTAATCCAACCAATAATTTTATCTACTTCTTCTATATCAAATATATTAAAAATTTCTATTCCATAATAATCTCTATTTATTATTTTGTTTTTTTTCTTTACATTTAAATCTATATTGTAAATTATTTGCTCCCAAGAAGGAACTTTTGTCAAAAATTTTTGATTATATTCGTGTTTATTTTTTGCTTTAAAAAAATTAATAGAAGACATTCAAAATCAATAATGTTCAATTTGTTATTTAAGATGGAACACATCTTGTAGCTCGGACCCAGTGCGAGGACGACTTTGTCCCGATTGAAGGCCTACCATTAAAGAAGCAGGCAAGGGAAGCGTAGGTTCCGTTAGATTCAGTATCACTCCAATACCATTGACTTATACCAGATTGTTTAGAATCCCAATATGCTCCACCAGGATATAAAGTATCACTCCATTGTGTAATTGAATGAATAAACCAACCACAAGAACCTACTGCAGAATTTGCACATGTAACTGCATCATTTCTAGAAGTCCAAACCCTACACAATTCAGTACAAGATGGTGCTATAAACCATTTTGCAGTTGATGGTCCACATCTTATAAAAAATCCACCACAATCTGAACAAGCAGAACTAAGTGAAGTTGCACCAACATTAGTGCAGCATAAGCAAACTGGTGCAGTATTTGAGGACGTTGAACTATTTCCCCATGCACCAGCAACAGATGCGGTATATTGCTCTGAAGACTTCCACATTCCACTAGGAACAGTTTGTGTGCATACTGTACAATCACAAGAACAACAAACATTACAACAAGGGCAATAACAATAAGTATATCTACATCCTAAAATATTATTAGGACCAGTACAAGCATCACACACATTGGTAGAACTACAACAAGTTGTTGTACTAATTCCTAATGATGCTTCTATAGTTGGTCCAACTACACTTGCATTTCCTGGGTATGCTCTTTTATTAATATTTGTGGGTCTAAAAGGTGCCATAAGTTACCCATCCGTTGAAGCAATACCTACAGATTCTGAAAATACTTTTGCATTAAGTATTTTGATTTCTTCTTCTAAAGCACGAACTCTACGAATAATTCTGTCTTCATAAACTCTAGGTTGTTCAAAATCTTCATCGGATTTTCCTTCTGGACTTTCAGGAAAAACTACATTCTTTGGACTATCATAAAGGTTTGTTAGGTCTCTAAGCCTTTGACGATACATCTCCCACTCACGATAATTTAAAGTCTCTGAAGAATCTATAAACATTGTCCAATCAGATTTTGAAAGAAGATTGTCTCTTTCTTTGCGAACTTTATCCCAAAGTTCTTCATCAGAAATATCTTCTACAACAAATGAGAGAGTTTCTGAATTCCATAAAATTCTTTGATATTCTTGATCATAATTCGGGACTTCGTAAGGTCCACTATATCCAGATTTTAATAATTCTTCGTCAGTAAAAGAATTTATGTCTGTTCTTTTTCTACCGTCACTTAAAAGAATTTTTTTTGGAAGTGGTGCTGGTGCTTGCCCCTGATAAGAGTATAGTGCTGTTGGATTTGCCATTGGTAATTACTCTCCGTATCAAGCAGAAATTTCTTCATAAGAACATATAACATCCAAATCTGATGCTGCAGATGCGGTAACAACAATAGAATGATCTTCTTCCAAATAGATTGATGATGCTTTATCTAAAACTACAAGTGTTGAATCTGCAACAACATCAATTGTATGTGCAAGTTTGAATCCAGATCCACCACCCGCTGCTGCATTATGAAGTGCAACTGTAATATTAGCAGTATCTACGCCATCATCATTAGAAACAATAATTGAATTAATTTTATATACCTTTCCACTTGAAGCTGCATTACTAACGAGAACGGTGTCATTAGTGTCTCCTAAATTCAAATAACTAGTTTTACCTATAATCGTGGTTACATTTACAATGTTTGGGGCTGCCATTTTTTAATTCTCTCCTTTTTTATATTTATAGTATTTTATGATCTATATTCATCAAATCCAAGAATTCTTTTAAAAGCAATTGCTTTACCTTGTGTGGATATATTTATTCCACTTAATTCAGAACCATTTCCTACAAAATTAGATGCTGTTATTACACCAACAACATTAACATTTCCCTCAACGTCAAAACTTTGCCCAGAAGGAACTGTGGCACCTCTGGTTAATTCAGGTGCCCCATCATCATTCTGATTAACAATAGAATTTACTTTTATTTTTGCCATTTTAAGTTATAAGAGTGTATGCAATTGCTTTTGATGAAGTTGCAATATTTAATCCGGACAATCCACTACCATCACCAGAAAAATTTGATGCTGTAACAATTCCACTTATATTTACATTACCTTGTGCAGTGAATGTTTGCCCAGAAGGAACAGAAGCTCCGTAAGAAACTACAACAGGTCCAGCAGGATCAAATGCTTCTATACTATCAACTTGAAGTTTAGAGTTTATTGTCATTTTTTTATCCTATTATTGTGTATGCTATAGCTTTACTGGTAGAAACTTCATTTGCAACTCCAAATGTTGTTATTCCAGCACCAACACCACTAAAAGATGTGGCAGTAACTACACCAACAGTATTAATGACTAATGTTCCATCAATTTGCTGACCAGAAGGAACAGAAACACCTTTTGTAAATTCAACTGGACCATCATCATTGTAGTTTACTATCTTATTAACTCTTAAAGAAGACATTTTCTAAACTCCTTATACGATTACGAAGGTATTTCCAACACCAACAGTGATGGTAGCACCAACAGAAACTGGACCAAACATTCCATAATTATGATTTGGATTATCTAAAACATATGCTTCACTAATAATATTTGGATTAGAGAAGAATGTTTGTGTTGTAATTCCAGTGGTTCCTATAGATCCACCTCCTCCAGTTACATTAATTGTTGCAATACCAGAAGAAACAGTGACTGTAGAAATTCCTGCTCCTCTAAAGTCTAATAAAGTTGCACCAGTCCCAACTGTTCCACCCTCTGTTGCAATACCAACACCACTTACAATATTCTGAAGGTATTGGCCATCACCATAGTAAGTAACAATTCCTGTTGTTGCTGTGATGATTCCACTAGTAATTGATACACCAGAACCAACATGAAGTTTAGTAGCAGTTACTATACCAACATTAATATCTGGAACTCCCGGAGAAAACAATCTAGATATTTCTCTGGCTCTTGTCATTTTACCGCTTTTTAATTATTTATAAGAAATAAAAAAGTAAATACTTTGCGATGAACCAATTTACAGTATCAATACAGTGAAGTTATAATATAAATTACTCCAATTATACAGACAGAAATTCCAAATATTACCTTCAAAACTCTATCGGAAATGTGATTAGAAATCAATGGACCAATTTGACCACCAATCAAAACACCACTTGCACTGAAGATGAGAATTTCATAGTCAATATTTCCCAATTTAATATTCAGTAGAGTAATAAACCAATTTCCAAGTGCTTCGATAAGAATAGCAGATGCATTTGATTTCTTAGTAGAAAGACCTGCATCATGCTCAAACATTGGCTGATGAATTTCCGCTATGCCGGTGCCAGTAGAAGCAGAGGAAACACCAGCAAAAAATTGTTTGATGCGCGATTTACGACTTCCAAGAATATTTAAATCTGCTTTATCATTGACACCAAACTTTCCAAGATATGCAAAATAAAGCTGATAACTTGCAATAGAAAATATACTACAACCAACTACAAACCTTAACCAAAGTTTTGGTAGAAAAACAAATAGGAAAACTCCAGTAATAATTCCAATATAAACAAATGGGAATACTTTTTTGACTGCTTTAATATCAATTTTATTTCCCATTCTCCAATAAGATACTGCACCACTAGTCATTCCGATACTTTCTGTTGCAATACCAGTTGCTACGGATTGTGCAATAGGTATACCAAGAACAAAATTAAAAAATGGTTGGAATAATACACTTCCAGAAAATCCAGATGCATTGCACAATGTTGCGACAATTATTGCAATAGGGAAGACATACCAATAATCAAATGAAAGTGTCATTAGAATCCTTTTTAATTTGATATATGTGTCATAAAAAAACTAATAGTCATTCTCGAATTATCAATATCTTTACCAAATAAATTATTTGGAGCATGTAATAGATTTGCATCATAATACAAAATCCTATTATAGACATTATCTATTTCAAGTTTTTCTCCTTTTTTATTGATTATAGAAGTTCCACAATTATTCATAGGAAATGGTTGTAAATAAATAACCCCCGCAACATCACACCCATCAACATGCCATTTATACTGATTAAAGGATGGAAAGCATTCGTACTTAGTTTCTTCCAAAGAATAATGAAAAAAACAAGATAAAGTGTAATTATTTTTTTCTAGATTTAAAAACTCACAAATCTCATCTAGAATAGGATCTTTAATTAAATTTGCTTCTATTAAATTTGATCTAAATCCTTTCCACCCAGTATTCAAATCAGATTTGTTGTAGTTGCAATTTAATGCAATAGATCTTATGTCATCAATATTATTTAAAAAATTATCTTTATAATGATAAGTAAAATTATTCATAAAAATTGTCATAAGGTTCATTGGTCCAAACTGTATTATTGAAGTCTTTTAATTTATCTGTATATTCCGCATAAATGTCTTCATAACTTTCCCCACTAAATCCGCAATAAAGTTGTTTACAATCATGCTTTTGCATTGGTCCGATAGTAGAGTAACCTGAGGTTTTAATGACATAATCCGCAATCATATTATCTAACAGAATATCCTTAGAACGAATGGGAGTTTTATCAATAAAAGATTTAGATTGATCTACAATTTGTTTCCAAAAACTTGTATCAAATTTAGAACCATATTGATAATGATGTGCAAGAGTTAATTGCTGTTGCCACATATTATGATGATATTGATAATTCGCAGCATAAAAATAACTAATATCCTTAAATTTCAAAAAGGCACAAATAATTTCAGCAAATATTTCATAATAATGGAGACTTAAAGCTTGCAATGGTTCAAAGAAAAATAATCGATTTCCATTATATGCACAATATTTGTTTTGCAATAAATTTTTTGCATATTTTTGTTTCCAATGAATATGATTAACTACTTTACAGTTTTCAAAATTCCTAACTTTTTCTTCAACTTCTTTTGGATTTGAAATATTAGAATCATATAGATATCCACATTTTGTCATTTTAAACTTTGGAAATGGTAATCCAAATTGCCACCCATCTTCTGTAGATTTGTGAATGGAATAAGTTTCATCTCCATCAACACCATCCTTTACAAAAAGTATGCCAGAATTGACAGAATTTACATATGGTGGAAGATATTCATCTTGATCAGAAAACCCTGTGCAAAAAATTACAAAATCAGAATATCTGCCATTAATAATTACTTGATTGTCAAGAATTTTATACTCACCTACATTTTCTGGAATATAAGTAACCAATCCTTTTTCTTCTAATAAATTATGAACGAAAGGGTTTAGTTTATCTGTCTCAAACTGCATTGACATTGCATTCTCAAAATTGTGATAAAATACCTCACTTTTACCCCAATCAATAAACTTAATTCCAGTCTTAATTGATGCAATGCCTTTTTGATATAGTTCAGAAATACTGACTCCAGTGACATTTCTCAAAAGCTCTGCAACAACTGGTGTTGTCGTTTCACCAACACTCACATAAGGTATATTTGGATCATAATAAATCTCAACATCAATTCCATGGGAAATACATTTAAGTGCCGTGATAATTGCAGATGTGCCCTTTCCAACGATTGATACTTTCATTATTGACAATGCTTTAAAATAATATTATAATCGTATATAAATTTTCTGTCAATAAAAAATGAAAAGTGATTTCCCAATAAATGATTCTTTTGACTGTTCTTTTTCAAACTTTATTGGAAAATTTGATAATGTCTTTCAAGATTCTTTCATGCAATATTTAAGAGAATATTGCGATAGATCTGAAAACATTATTTTTAGAAAAAACAAAAATATAGACGATAAGCTTATTTCTTTAGATTCATTCAATCCTAATGAATCACATCTTCTTATGGGTGGAGTGAACGAGTGTCTTAAACACTATGTGCGAGAATATCCTATTCTATCCGAATTTAATTTCATAAGCACTAGAACCAATTTACAAGTGACAGAACCACCAACAGGAGGATTTCATAATTTTCATGCAGAAAACACTAGTTGGAGATATAGTTCTAGAACTCTGGTTTGGATGGTATATTTAAATACGGTAAAAGATAAAGGTGAAACTGAATTTTATTTTTATGACGAAAGATATACACCTACAGAAGGAACAGTATTAATTTGGCCTGCTGGATTTAGTCACACACATAGAGGAAATCCTACCGGAGAAAGAAAGTATATTGCTACAGGATGGTATCAAGCAGATGAAAACCTGACATTTAATATGGTTTCTTTTAAAGATAAAAATTAATTATTAATAAGGTAGATCTATTGGTTGAGGTTCTTGAGGCCAAATAATTTGACTTGGATCAGAAAATTCTTGAGGAATATTTCTCAATTTTTGTCTATAAGATAAAAACTCATTTTTTTTCTCTTCGGATAATTGAGAATCTGGCAAGACTGCCCAATCAGTCTTACTTAAAAGTTCTTCCCTTCTATTTCGAACATTTCTCCAAATTTCAGCAATCCTTCCATTTTTTTCATCTTCTGAAAATGGAATAATATCAAATCCACTACCATTCCAATTTATTTTTTCATTTGATGGATCATAAACTGGTATTTCATATGGTCCATCAAATCCCAACTCTAGCAATTCTTCACTAGATTTTTCTGCTAAATTTGTAATAGTTGATCCATCACCCAATCTAAATCTTTTGGGAAGTTTTTCTGGATAACGATTTATGTATGAGTATAGCATTTTAGTGATTGTAGGTTTTTTTATTTATCCAAAGATTATATATTGAATCAAATTGGTAATCTTGATGAAGTAGAACTAATACCACTATAGAAATCTGGTCTATCAGTTCCATTCAATCCAATTCCTTTCACAATCCTCAAATGTCCAAAATATCCCTTTGCACCTACACCAATTCTAATAGGATTGTTGCTTGGGTTTATTGGAACATGTGGATTATTAAAAGTATAAGTATTACGAAGAATACCATTAGTAAATGCTCTAAGTTTATCACCATTCCTAGACCACCTATAATGATACCAGGTTGATCCGGAAAGTGTTTCAGTTTCAAATGTCTGAAAAGTGTTAGCACCATTACTATTGTCAACATATAATGATGGCTTACTGCGTCCCTGATAAGCTGAATATCCAATATACCAAGGACCTTGATTTGTTGAAGGATCTCTTGCATCGATAAGAGTTCCACCTTCATACCAACCTGTTGATGTTCTATTCAGGAAAATATCAATTGTAAAATCGGAAGTTCCCAAAGCAAAATCTGAACTCGCAGGAATTGTAATAAATCTATCATTTTGATTGGCATCATTAAACATACATGCAGTAATACCAAAATCATTTTGTGGAGATGTTTCAGTAAATCCAGCTGCAACATTAGGAGCTTCTGTTATTATACCAACACTTCCACCAGATGATCCATAGGCATCCCAATTCGTATTATCTAGTGGAACATACAAAACTTGATAGTCTTTTAGATTATTTTCAGCATACCAACTACTAGCACCAAATGAGTCTGGTAATTTTTGATTATGTATTTCATAAGTATTCCATATTCCAGATTTTAAATCATCTGTCTTTTTTATTCCAAAAGTGTTTCCTATGTTTCTATTAGTCATTTTAATAATTAACAGGTTTTATAGCAGGATATGATTTAGTGGAAGTTGATAATAAATTTCTAAGGTAGTTTTCACCAGGAGAAGATAATGTTTTTTGTACCAATCTAAAATTACTAATTTTTACTTGCAAAATATTAGAGTTACTCCAATTTCTAGCAATTGAAATTCTAGAACCACTACTTACAGTAAATCCATGAGAAATACTAGTATTATCTATATACGATGTTGATGGAGTAATTCTGAGATGATGCCATTCAGTATCAATAGGTGATAATAATGTATTTGAACTTAGTCCATCAGCAGAGTATATTTTTAAAATACTGGATCCATCAATTTCAACATAAAATCCCGTAGTATTTGTAGAATTTCTAGTATCAATTAGTGTTTTACTTGTATCACTTGCAGAGTTAAATCTAAACAATAAATCATAAGTAAAAGCTGATAGATCAGGAATATTAGTTTCTCTAATGTATCCTGATGAGAATGGACTACCAACTTTAAGTCCAACATATGCTCCATTGAAACCAGCAGAAGTAACCAAAGATGTTCCAGAATAACTAGTTCCCCAGGCACCAGAAGGATTTTGCAAATATATTTTGTTATCTGGTGTATTTACTAATTGAATATCACCCACAATACTAGGTGGAGATCCAGTAGCATCACTTCGTTTGGCTTGTTGGGAAGAGGATAGTGTCAAATAAGAATAATTTGAATTTGTGTCTGTTGTTATTTCTGTATATGTTCCATATTCACCATATTCATGAGATCTTCCATTTCCACCAGTTGATGCTTCAGCATAATATCCAGTACCATCAAAATTAGTATAACCTGATGATCCGTATGCAAAATTTCTATCAAAAAAACTTGTACCACTTAGTCTAGACCAGACATATCCATCAACACTTTGCCATATTTTACTGCCAATGCCAATTAAATAACCGTTTTCTGATTGAAGTCTACTAAAAGCTGGAGAACCTCCATATGCAGTTTGAGATAACATCTCCCAGGTTAGTCCATCAGAACTAGAATATATTGTTGCTTTTCCAGCAACATGGTTTAAAACATAAAATTTTGATGTTTCTGAATGCCAAACACAAGACCTATTCCCAACACCACTAAAGTTGAAATTTGGTAAACTTGTTGGAGATACTTGAGACCAATTTTGTCCACCATCAGTACTCCTATAAAGAGTTCCGTTATAAATAAATGCTAAACAAGTTGCTGTTGTATCTGAACCACTACTAATAGACATAGCGTATGGTGATCCAGTTATAGATGCAACTAAAGTTCCAGGTGGAGTCCAAGTAGTTGATCTATAAATTTCATTTGATTTTCCCATTAAAAGTAAATTATTAGATATTCCCCCAGCAATGGCTGAATGAGATTGTGCTGTCGTTGCTGAAGTCGGAACTCCTCCACTAAATGTCGCATACATTGTACTATTAGAATAGTTAGATAATGTGGCAATTTTATCAGATCCATTTGTTGCCCACATATATGTGTTATATCCTATAATAGAATCTCCACTAGCGGTTGTCCAATTTACACCACCATCTGTTGTATATTGAAATGGACTATTATTTCCAGTATGTGAATTTGTTATTGCGATTTGTGTTCCTTTGATCCCTGCGACAGGAGCACCACTATTTTGTCCACTGGTTCCAATTTGAGTTCCAATTCCAATATGATGACCATAAACTCCCGTGGCAGTTGAAACTGCTGTTATTGTACCCAAGTTTAAATCAGCAATCTGTTCGGATTCGGTAGCAAAATTAGATACAGTATTATAATACGAATTAGCTTTTATTGGAGAATAACCAGAATATAACAAATCACTTTTTACTTGAACCTCATTGTCAGATTCTGTAGAATATTCTGTCAATGAAAATCTGGTTACTTCGTAGTCACATCCATCATTGAAAGTAGAACTTTGGTTATTTGAAAAAACTCTTTTGTATGCAGATGCGCTCATTTTTTTATCCCAGTGTGTAAATTCCTGATGGATATCTTCTTGTATTGCTTGTCGAACTCGAAGGAACTTGAAAGTTTCCAAAATATTTTGGAATATTTGAATAAACTTTCAAATCCTGTATATTTCCAGACCAATATTCCGATCCAGATACACTTCTGCCAATATTAACAGAAGCAGATGTCAATATTCCACTAACAGAAGTTGATGCTACACATACCCCATCAATAAACATACTTAATGCTGAAGCACTTCTTTGTAGAGCAACATGATGCCAGGTACTTACAGTAATATTTGAAGTACTTGAGAGTATGTTTGCACCATTAAAGTCAACTGATAGTGTTGAAGCATTGGTATAAAATTTTAAATTAGAAGATCCAGACTGTTGCTGCTCATAGATGGTTCTATTTCCAGAGCTAACATTATTACTGTAAATATAAGATTCGATTGTAAATGGAGAGTCACTACCACCGGTTGTTCCATGACTAGCATTAGATCCAATACTCAAATAAGAAGAAGAACCATTAAAAGCAGATGCACCATTATAAAATTTATCAGTTCTTCCAGAATCCCAGGTAACTGAATTGTTAGTAACAGAATTACTTTGCTCCGAATAATCTATTACATTGACAGTGGATCCATCTAGAGAATTTAGTGGTATAGCTAGGTTTAAAAAATTAAATGCTGGATTTTGAGTTTTTTCATATGATATACCCAAATATCCACCATTAACAACCTTTCTTAAATTTTTCATTTTATCATTCTAATACTTCATAAGTACATACTGCAGTCAAATCACCAGATGCACTGGCTTGAACTGAAAGTGAACGACTTTCTTCTAGATACAAAAATGAGGTTTTATCAATAATATTAATTGAAGAATCTGGAGGAACTGCGATAGTTGTAGCAACTGAATAACCAGTACCACCTGCTGCAACAGCATCATGATATTTTACGGTTATGTCAGCCGAATTAGTTCCATCAATATTAGAAATAATTAGAGATGCAACTCTATAAACTTGATTAGAACTTGCTGCATTTGATACTAAGGACGTAACACTAGTTGTGCCAAGCGTAATTGCTGTCGTTACACCAGTTACTGTTGTTAGGTCTAAAATATTTGGAGATGCCATTTTTTAATTAAGATAGAATGTTTGAAAAGAAGTAAGTGGATGATGCAGAAGCTCCACCACCACCACCACCAGAGATACTAATATCTAAGGTTTTTGTCCCAGCACTATATGAAAAAGTATTACCAGCACCGATGAAATTTAATGTTGTCGCACCAGCACCAATAGCATTTCCGGCAGATTGAATTCCAATAATAGCACCACTGTTTATATTAGTCAGGTTTCCACTGTCATCAATAACAGTAGTTCCAGAAATTTTAATTGCCATCTTCGTTTACACTCGGCAGTTTTTACTATTTATCTAATCAGAACCAGTTATTAATCTACAAATAATTGTTCAGGTTATTTATTTTAGTTTAGTTTCTTCTTTATATTCTCAATTTCAACTTGCTGAGTCTTAATACATTCAATCAGAAGACCAATAAGACCATTATAATTTACAGTCTTAGGATCTGTATCACTGACTAACTCTGGCAATACCTTTTCAATTTCATCAGCAATCACACCCATAGAAGGTCTATTATCTGCAATCCAATTAAAGGAAACACCATTTATCTGCAATACTTTATCAATTGGATTTTCAATTGTTTGAACGTTAGTCTTGAGTTTAACATCAGAAGTTGAGTTAAAATCAGTTGCGGTAACAACACCAACGGCAACCATACCATTTATATGTAAGTTTCCATCGTAATTTAATCTGGTTGAACTCGTTGGATCTGTTGTTCCACCATAAAACTGACCTGATGTTCTCGTGGTTCCATTATACTCAACAAAAGAAGAACTAGTAGAACCAGAAGTTACACCACGATCTCCAGGTATTGTACCAGAAGTTAATTGAGAAGCATTCAGTGCGGTAAGAGCAGATCCATCACCACTAAATCCACCGCCAGCAGTTAAAACATTTGTCGAAGCATTATAAGTCAAAGATCCATTATCAATAAATGGTTGCTGTGCTCCTGTTGAATTGTTTCCGACGAGAACAAGATGAGTCGTTGTATCACCAGAAGAAGCAGCACTAATATCAATATTAGTAGCAGTGGTTGCAGTATCAGCATTACCAGTAACATTTCCAGTTAAGTTTCCAACAAATGATGTAGCGGTTGCAACTCCAGTTACATTGAGACTGGTAATAGTTGCAATATTAGCAACCGTTAAATTATCAATAATACTGAATGTTTGTGTATTGATTACACCAATAAATGATTGAATTTCAATAACGTCACCGTTATCAGCCGCAGTTGTTAAACCAACAGTCGTTGAAGAAGTTTCAGTAAAGTCTGCCTGCGCTAAACGAATACCATTCAGATAAACATCAATTTTTCCAGATTCATATGGTTCATTCAGAGTAACTAAGGTTGTTCCACCAACACCAACATTAAATGTTTGCTTATTAATTCTACTCTGAGCAAGATTTATATCAAGAGTACCATTTCCACGATCAGTATAAGTACTTGCTCCACCAACAAAATTAAGAGTAGAAATAGTTGTACCAACTCCAACGCCGTCTTGCTGAACATTTAATCCAAGTTCACCAAGAGAAACTGCTTTGAAAGAAACTACCTCAATAACGTGACCACTAAGTGCTGGTTGAGTCAATGTAATGACGTTTTGACTCGTTTCAGTAAAATCGGATGTTGGAATTAACTTAATACCATTAACATAAACATCAACATTACCAGATGTATAAGATTCATTCAGAGTAACTAAGGTTGTTCCACCAACACCAACATTAAATGTTTGCTTATTAATATCAGTATACTCAACATCAGGAGTGAGAGTAATATCAACAGTTGTTCCATCAACGGCAAAGGTATTACCAGCACCAATGAAGTTCAGAGTAGTAACTGGTCCTGAAGTAATAGAAGTTCCACCAGAACTAATACCTAAATTAAAACCACCACTTGCGGTTACGATACCTGTTACCGTAAGTCCAGCACCAAGTGTTGTAAGAGAATTAAAGGTTGCAATACCAGCAACATTAAGTTCATCTAAGTCACTTAATCCATCTACAACTAAGTTATTACTTATATCAACAGCAGCATTGATATCTACGTTTGCCCCAAAAGTAGAAAGACCGGAAACACTAAGTTGATTTGTAAATGTAGTTCCAGTGACTGTTACACCAGCACCAATAGTTTCAAATTTTTTGTTTGCTCCATAATACAAATCAACTGCTCCCGTTCCTTGGAAAACAGCTCTTGTGTTAGTTGCATCTTTTATTGATAAAGCGGATCCAGAATCAATCTCAATAAAATTTACTCCAGAAGAATGATATATCTCAATATCATTCCCGCCTCCTATTTGGAGTTTTATATTATCATCAGCAATTCTTACATTATCAAGAAAAGTAGAAACACCAGTAACATTAAGTTGATCTAAGTCACTCAATCCATCAACAGTTAAGTTAGAAGAAATATCAACAGCAGCATTAATATCAAGGTCTGATCCAAAGGTTGAAATACCAGTAACATTAAATGTTCCATCAAGATCAAGAGTTGCTGTTGGTTGTGTTGAACCAATACCAACATCAACATTAAAGACTGCTCCAGTTGTTGATGAAATAGTTCCGGAAAGATTCCCACCAGTGTAGAATGATAATGTATCTTCATCAGATCCAGCACTAGTTTCTGGGATAATATACGTATCTTGGTCTACGTCTTTAACACCACCAAGTGATCCCCACTCTCCACCGGGACCATAACCTTCAAAGGACGATAATTCGGTATTATATCTTATCTGTCCAGTAACTGCTACACCTACAGCATCTCTTTCTGACGTATTACCAACAGGAATTTGAATAGAGTTTGTACTATCAAATATAACTTTATCACCGAATGTTGATACTCCAGTAACATTAAGCTCTTGAGAAATATCAACAGCAGCATT